GAATTCCATAGTTGTCAGAGGGAGACATCACGTCTATCGCAGGCCCGGCGTGGGCCGGATCGAAACCGGGGAACTTCGCTCCTGCGTCCGAGGCGATCTGCTGCTGTCGTAACCGCTCCATCTGTTCCCTAAGTCCGCCAAGTCCGCCAAGTCCGGCACCGAAAATACCGGCGGATAGTGAAGAAGGAGAAGGACGCCGCTTGCCAAAACCGTAATCATACGCTATCGAAGTCATATCTAGCTCGTCTCCACGCCAAATATGCTGAAACTCATATCACCCGAACTTGCGTATACACTGATCACGTCATCATCACTCAGAGTTATGCCAACAATAATAAATACCGTATCGTTGGCAGCGACAGACTTACCGTAATAGATGTAATGCTTATTCTCTACGGATGCGCCCTTCGGACGGACGGCCACCCTAAAGGTTAGTGCCCCGCCTGAGCGATTGACTGCGGCAATTGAACTGACCGTAGTCTGAGTGTCTTCAGGTACGGTATACAGATCCGTATCCGTTGTAGCACTCGGTGCTAATTGCCCCAATACTTTTAAGTTATCAGCCATTACTAGCACCAAGCAACAAAAATTGATATTTGCGTAATGCTAGTGAAGCATCTTTATCGTCTTGCGTCTTCACAGAATATATATCACTACTAACATCTTGGAAATTTTGTTCAATCGTTCTGCGTGAAATACTTTCGTCCCTCTCTTCATACTCCAATGGCGCAGAGTTGAGTGGTCGGTAAGTTTTAAGTGTCATCGTCTACCATCCGTTCTTCCGTCAATTCGTACATATCCTACGCGCCATCCATAGCCTGAACCCGTACTTTGCACCTTCATTGCTACCTGTCTTGCCCGTCCACGGATGAACGATTGGTCCGTACTGGACGTTACCGTGGCACTCGCAATCTCGGACTGCGATGCGCCCGGATAGTCATGACCATTCAAGCTCACCGTGACTTCGTTACCTGAATCCGCATCCCTGAACTGAATGTCAGGTATCATCCGGTTCAGGAACCAGAACTGGTCCCCTTCGCCGAGGTCCATATCGCCCGTCTCGATATACGCGGTCATGGCCGAACCGTCATCGTCGTGCCCGTTCTCATGGCTATAAAGAACATTGGGGCAGATCGCCGTCCCAAGGGACCCTCCGCCCGAAGCCGTAGATGTAGCAACGTCGCCCAATGTAATTGTGTAGGTATCTGCGTCGGTAATCGAAGCAACCGTATGCTGATCATTCAGAAGGAGCGCAGTAAAGCCGCCAACAGCGGACACATTATTTAGTATGATCTCATCATCGGCAGACAGGCCATGGCTCGTCTGGGTTATCGTTACGGTGCCCGTAGTGTTGCTTGTAGTTATTGGGTCCGCGCCCAACGCAACGGTTCGTATAGAAGAAGCGAGGGGATATGTCTTGGTGGCCGCATGACTCCATGCACCCCGAACCAATGTCCCTACATACCAGACCTGTTCGTCATAATTGAAGATGACGTACCTGTCATTCTCGCCATTACCAGACTCGGACGGATACATCCATATAACTTCGGAGAAATCTGTATTGGACCCGCATACAACCTTGAAAGATTGACTGAGATCGAAGTCGTCGAACACCGTACTAAGGACAGGGCACGGAAGTCGCTGTGCTGTTCCCGTGTAAGTATAGAAGGCTCCACGGTCCATAAAGAATACGGTTCCGTTCGCATTCACCGCAGCATTCGGAGATATCATGGACATCCCCTTGGCTACCTCATTAAACGAGAAGTAGTAGGGACTGCCGACATAACTCATGCTGACAATACCGCAATCGGTCCAGATCAGGATTTCCTTACGAACCCGTATGCCGCCAATGATCTCTGAGCAGGACGACAGCTCTTGACCACCTGCACTGTTCGTTGATAGCGGCTGCCACTGTGCCGCATTCTCTGAAGTAGACCAGCGAACAAAGAGCGGATTGATCGTACTCGAACCAATGGGGTTACAGCCAAGAGCAACAACATGCCGACCTACATCCGATATCATGACTTGCGTGGCAGCAACGGGAGTGTAATAAACGCCAGCCTTATAAACAGCGGACACACTAGATCCACCTCCAGATACTCCTCCAGATGTTGGATTTGACCCACCAATGTCTGCTGTCCAAGTGGTCTTGGTGGGGGTAGACGCAATTGTCATTTCCACATTAAGTCTGCTTGCGGTAATCCCATCCACTGTAGCATCGACGCCGGAAATCGTTACCGTATCGCCTACACCTGCGCCGTGACCACTCACATCTTTTACCGTAATAACGGTAGACCCGCTGGTAGTCGTAATAGGGTCAGTACCAAGCGTTATCGTTCTGCGCGTAATATCGCTCAGGGCTACCGCAGCATTTCCGGTGCCATTGCTTTCGTCCCAGTAGTAGATGTCGCCCTGTCTCGGATTGGCGATCATGTCATCGCCGAAGTTTTCTATCGACCAGATACGCAGTTGGTTAGATTGACCTATCCCCTCCACTGACCCGAACCCGCCACTACCCCAGCCAGAAGCACCCCAACCAGAACCCGCAACATAGGTATTTAGGCCCGTATTGATTTGATATGCGGCTGTTACGCTTGATCCGCCAGCCGCCGTGTCCGTAGAGGTTGCCTTGGCATCGCAGATAACCCGGTACTTCGTCGTCGGGTTCGCGTCGCTCGGGTCTCCAAGGGCAACAATACGATGCTCTTTGTTAATATCGCCCGTCCCTATTCCACCCGAAGCATCCGCACCTGCCAGTGTAACATAGTCCCCCTGTACCGCATTGTGTGCAGAAGGACTCGTGATTGTGATGACCGACGTTCCGCTGACCGTAGCTATTGGGTCAGTGCCAAGTGTATCGGTGGCCCGGACAGGAGTTATATCGTAATAACTAGCACCATAATTGAGGTACAACTTCAGGTTGGTCCCTACGCCGATATACGCGCTACCGTCGTCAGTGACCCAGTCATGAAGTTTTCTGGAGGCTCCCAGAAAGCTCGAAGTGACGTACCTGACCCACCCGCCGATCTTCTCGGCGAACCCCTTACGGAATCGCACCTTATCGGAATCGTACCAAGTACCCTCTGCGGAATACCTAGTACCGTCCGTGAAAAGGCCCGGCTTGGGAGATATCTTCGTAAACGGCATGAACGCTAACCCTCGCTGATACCGCCAGCATTGCCAACTATCAGATGCGGCACCGGATCATCAAGATCCCCACCCAGAACATCTCTGCCATCGATCCCAGCAGCCATTAACGCAAGTTGGAGTTGTGATTGAGATTCTTGCACTGCGACAAGGAGTTGTTTGATCAACTCTGCTTGTGGGGCAGAAAAATCTATCCTCACAGGCTCGGGTGTTGCCGGAGCGTTATCCTGTTCCCTTACTAACGCTGGCGATGCGCTCTTTGAGGTTTGCTGTTTCTGTTTCGACTGACGCGAGGCGTTCCCCATGTTTATCCACCTTCTCATCTAGACGGTTAACAATACGTTCGATTTGCATTAGGGACTGTCTGGCCCCATTCAGTCCCGCCCTCACCCCACCATAGGCCGCACCTGCGGCAAGTGGAGCAGCGAGAACAGATATTATATTTGTCATACTAAGGTCCATAACTATTTACCTGTCACGCCACGCTCGTTGTACGAAGTACATCTATTCATCGTCATCGTCGGGCTTTTCTGGCTCAAGGATCGGACGACCATCATCGTCGGTCCATGGCGTTTCCATAATGTGCTGATCCTGACGTTCTGCCACGACCATCCACGAAACCGTGTCGCTCGAATCGGTGTCCTGACATTCAATCGTGAGCGTTCCACCCTCGACAGAACCTCTTACACCGTCCCAGCCCGTATCATTTTGAATCCATGCCTGCGGATCTCTACACAGTAGCTCCCACGTTCCATCGGTCATTCCTGCTTCCTCGTCCAAATCTACCTGAACCCAACCGGACGAAAGCGTGGCAGTTCCCCGATATATCAAATCCGCCCTTGGTCCCTCAATGAAACTATGGACCAGATGGTGCGTGTCGTTCATCAATGGGAGCGGGTGGTCGATCTTAAAGGAGCCGGACCCCTTGGAGAGTGCCCCTGCTACCGTGGCCCCAGAACTTGTCAGCGTAAGCGACACCGTAGCGTCGGCACTGAAGATCATGTCGTTAGCAGAATGCCGATACTTGATGATGCCACGATATTCATCATCGCCGGTTGTTCCATCAGCGAAATGGATCACTCCATTGCTTGAAGTACCGGAGGCGATGGTCATTCCCGTAGCACCAGACGTATAGAGAACTAGATCGTCTGCACCCGCCTCATAGCCGGAAGGGGCTGTCGTTCCAATTCCTACCCTACCGCTCGAATCTATAACCATCCTGTTGGAATTACTGACCCGAAATGCCATTGACGAGTCGCTATTATTGTACTTGACCCCAGCGACCTCCAGTCCGTCCTTGTCACCAAGCAGAATACCGGCTTCTTCGGCAGAACCCGAACCAACCGAAATATAGGCTGAAACCCCGGAACCCGAATTACGCTGAAACGTAGCAACTGATTGGGATGCGGGACTCAACGCACCCTCTCCGCTATTTGCTATAACGTGCAGATATTGGCTGTCGAGCGGGCTGGTGGTATTTATGCCAACAACATCATTCGATACATCGACAAATAGGATTCCCGAATCGACATTCAGGTCGCCCGCCATCGTGCTTGTTCCAGATACATCCAGCGTACCGTTCAGATCAACAGCAGTAGCGTTTAATTCAATTTCGTCGGTAGCATTGATATCAAGGACGGTTGCACTAGGAGCGTTGATGTACTGGGATGAGTCGTTGAATTGAAGCTGCATTGTGGAATTCAGCAGCAATCCGGTATCGGCTACATGGGTAAGAGTAACATCCGTATCTGCACCAAAGCCCAAAACTCCGGCATCCGACAACAATGTTAGATCATCACCTACCGTAGCATCGGCAGACATCGTGACATTGCCAGTCAAAGTGCTTGTCCCTGACACATCCAAAGTGCCGTTCAAGTCAACGGCAGTAGCATTCAACTCGATTTCGTCGGTAGCGTTAATGTCGAGAATTGCGTTACTGGGCGCATTGATAAACTGTGACGAGTCATTGAACTGAAGCTGCATTGTGGAATTAAGGAGCAACCCAGTATCAGCCACATGGGTAAGATTTACATCGCTATCCGCGCCAAAGTTTAGAACTGCCGCATCTGACACGAGAGTTAGATCATCGCCTACACTGGCATCGCCGCTCATCGTGACAGCACCAGTAAGCGTACTCGCGCCAGCCACGGTCAGGGTGCTGCTCAGTTCTAGGTCGGCAAACGCATCCAGAACAGCCGCACCAGACCCGGCACCATCCGTAAAGATTGCCGAAACCTTGCCATTGCCGATTGTAATGTTGGCCCCTGAACCCTGACTGATAATGATATTTTGAGAACCACTTGTCGCATTCTCGATAATCCAGAGTTTGTTTATCGTGTTCGGTGCCAGAGTAATGGTGCAGGCAGAATCCAATGTGCCCGTATACTTCAGGTATATGGCCCTGCCTTCGTCAGCCGAACCATTTGCTATAGTAGTAGTATGCGTATCTGCATTGGTTGTAATGGCTTCGGTACCGGAACCAAAAGCATCTGCTATAAGCTCTAAATTGGTATTTGTCGTGGTGCCCCAAGTGCCTGACTCGTCACCTGTCGCAATCTCCGTCAGCCTTAGATTGTTGACATAATCCGCCATGTTTCGTCCCTAGCCCCTAAAGTGTCCAAGTCCATATATGAACCAACAATGGACCTGCAATGTTCATAATGCCATCGATTCCCCACCCACTGGGAACCTTCCACTTGCCTTCCGTTTTTTCCTTTGCGTTTTGACGCCAGTTCCCCCAACCCCTCACAAGATAATATAGGAGTGCGGCAGCCGACCCCATCTGTGCCATGTCCGCCGAACTTTCCGGCAATACCATTCCCCACAATACGAAGTAGCCTGTCATCAACAAGGCCACGAATATGTGGGATACCCAAACCATCCACCGGGAGCCGCCCTTCAAGAATCTTGGCAACCACGGCCAAATAAACCTACTGAACCACCTATCTATCCTAGCAAAATTATCAATAATCGAAGCCCAAATAAGAAACAGTACATGAAGAACCAAGACCACCATGGATATTGTATTCAATTAATTCCTCCAAAGGTATCAGTTAAAAACAGGTTCCCAGCTTGGTGTCTGTGAATCATCTACCTCCGCCCAATTAGGTGTTTGTGAGTCATCTATAATACTCCATACATTTACGCCAGTCATTTCTGCCGTTCCGACGACACCTGTCGGCGAAACTGTTACACCTGTACCAGCAGTTACCGTAACGCTTCCTACCGAGCCTGTCCCGGCCAGTCCAGTAACCGATACAGTTATAAGTAACTCAACGGTTACTGACCCAACTGCACCCGTACCAGCTACACCTGTTACTTCAACGGGAACAGGTTCACCCCAAGTGCCAGAGCCCCAAGTAGAGCGACCCCAGCCTGTTACGTTAGCCATTACGCTATACGGATAATGGCGTTACTCGAATCTGCGGCAGGAAATGCTATTGTGAACGTACCAGCAGTAGCGGTTTTATCTGCTCCAAAATCCAGAACAAGAACCGATGTATCACCACTCGTATCTTCATTGAATATCAATGCACCTCTTGCGGTGATTGTTGCCGTAGTCCATGACGTATCAGCGAAATCGGTAAGGGCTGTCGTCCCGCTAGTGGACGGATCGACCCGCGTAAGACTATTGCCCTTAGCCGAATAATTCGTGCCGCTGACCTCGTTGCTCGTAGTATATGCCGTAGTGGAAGCACCCAGCGATGCACTGCTCGTATAGAGCGCGATCTTAAAGGTGTTTCCACCGGAGTTGAGAAAATTGTGTTTCGCTTCCAACAACTCTTTCTTGAAACTTGTACACATCGCTTGACTGATTGCCATTACAACTTCTCCATGGAGTTAGCTAAATCATTATGACCTGCTGAACGCAGCAGGCTGATCACCTTGGAACGATCCTCCTTAACCGCTTCCTTGATGTAGTAATCGATTGCCTTGTATATCTCTTCCCTGAAGGCCGTCGCCTGTTCTGCAATTTCTGGATGGGACTTATCTCCCACCTTGATAATGTAATCAGTCGCACGTCGTGCCCAGTGTCCTGAAGGCAATGACCCATTGCTGCTCGTAAAGACCGATACGTTTCCCACCTCTCCATTAAAGATCATGATTGAGGTAGCCTGATTGTGCCGTCTCTGTATTCATCTCTGGTCATGCGTCCCTCAGCTTGCATCTTGAGAAGCTGCAATGCCTCTTGATACCTTTGTTGGTACAATTGCATCAAGTCTGCATCACCCTTCATATAGGTATACGCCTCAACCAAACATCCATAGAGTAATGCCGTGTCAGCATTTGTGCCCAACCACGAAGGGCTTGTATCGACAATCGAGGCTGGCTGATAGTAGTAGTGAAGCTCCGTTGTGAAATCGGCGTTTGGCGTAGGTCCGACAATGAACGTATCGCTCGCAAAAATACCGTAGTATTTAGGCACCCCTTCCGTCGATGCGTTCGGATATGTCGCCCTGATAAAGTTCGCGTCCTTGTTAATCAGGAATATCTGGTTGCTCGAACTCGTTATCGACAGCGACAATGGAAGTAGAAAATCAGTCGGCATAGCCAAATACTGATTCCCATCGGTGATTGTACCGGCTACATTCTTGCGATTAACGGGCAGATTAACAGAACGGTAAATCCGTTGTTCGGCCTGTTTAATGAACGTATCTATTGCTGCAACAAAGTTTGTTTCCGTGTTTTGACAGTAATCCTTGATAGCCGCAGTCAGTTCGGCGTAAGTCATGTTGTCACCGTCACAGTCCCCACCTTGCCACGAGCAACAAGGTTGCCCGCAGTATTGGCGTTCCCGTTCCCTACCGGATTAAACGCAAATAGCCTTCTGCTTGTATCTTGCGACGTGTCCGGGCGAGAATCTCTCAGAGCCTGTGGGTCGGCATAATCTCCCAGCCGTCCCAAGAAGTTCTGGGGCTGATCTTTGTCCAACATATTCTTGCCCACCATGAGCCCTGTCATCCGGCCCGCCTTAATCTGCGGCACCAAATCCTTGAGCTTATAGCGAAAACCCGTGCGATCACAGAACCCGAAAGCATATTTACCATTGGCGAACTTAGCCATTAATATCCTCCCGGCACGAAATGAACAGAGGCACGATCACGGTCTTCAGCCTGCGCCAAATCCCACTGAAATTCATATTCGGATTTCAATTCGGAAGATCGGCCAAATGCTTCGGGGTACTTCTGAGAAATCATGTATGCAAGACCAGACACAAGTGGTGGAAGAAAGCGGGCAGGAACATCGGGATCATTCGACCCAACAATGCCCGTGTCTTCAATGCGCCGTATCTGCTGATATGCAAACGTGTAAGCTTTATCAGGTGTGGGCCAGAGATAGGCTACGAGAGCATCGCGCTGCTTATCAATATATATATTTACAGGACGACCCTCTGTCAGCTTATTCGGGATCGTGGAATACTGAGACACACTGAATCTTGTAAGAGGCTGGTCATTTTGTGACGTTCCCGACCCCTCACGAATCCAGTGTTGAATCAAATCAACGGTGTCCGCATCAAGCGTAATAGTAGAAGTGCTTACGGAACACGTCTTTGTCCCCTGCTCAACACACCAGAAGTTAAGTCCCCGATTTGCCCATTCAAGACTCAAGAGATTGAGTGATCGTCGAGCCGTGTCGATATCGTATCCTGTCCTCGACTGAAGACCACATCTCTCAAACGCTTCCTCTATAACCTCTGAAATATCAAGGTTGAATGTCGAGGTTCCCGATGTAGCCATTAGGACTCCTTCGATTTTTTACATACTAAGCTTTGAAAATCTTGTACCTTAACCCCATTCTTTTGATTTGGGGCCAGACGACCGTCACGGACCATTCCTCCGGCCCTCATGCGAGAAAAATCTGCAAGCTTCATATTATTCGTAATTGACTTCTTAATCATCCCGCCAGTCGCATATCCCTCACTAGTCCACTTCTCAGCGACTTCAGGATGCTTCGCCCACAGATATTTTCTCTGCTTCTCACTCTTGAAGGGCATCCCTAGAATGCCTTCCAATTCGGATACTTCTTGGCGATACGGCTAGTATACCCACGCTCATCCGCGTGTTCGGGATAATTTTCAGCAATTCTGCTCGTATATCCCCAAAAATGATCTTCTTCTGCCTTCTTCTCCGCTATCTCCTGAAAGCTTGGAACTTTTGCGGTCGGGTTTCTCGGATCTTCAGCCATTAGTAACTCTTTCTCAGGGCCAACATAACGGTATAACGATCACCGCTTGAGTGCCCTGTAGTAGTAAAGTTTACATCTCCGGTTGGACTGGATGCATTATTGGTGAGTGGCCCAGCCTGCCGGAAATCATAGAAACCGTAGCCACTGAGCGTCCAACAGATAACGTCGGTACTGGCATCCCAAAGAATATCTACAGTCATACCGGAACAATCATACCACATCTGCTGGATTGTTACGCCATCGCAGGCTTTTTCGGTGCCGGATTCGGCTCGAAGGGCGGAAACATCTATCTTGGTCACGGCACTTTCGCCTGAACCATCGGAGATGTTGGTGAACTTCATGACGGCAATACGGTCGCCGTCTTGAATCGTTTGTGAGGTTACTGCGTCAGCCATCAGTTTCTCCCCGCAAGGACAGGGCTCCTAGCCCCGCTTGCAATAGGAGATATGACCACCCACCGGAAGATGGGTGGCCTATCTCAGTTTAACAAATCATCTCCTACTGATCAGCAAAGGCAGGTACGTCTGCACCTTCCTGATAACCCCAAATGATCCAATTCGTTGAATCCTTTGCCAGAATGTTGATTTCAAAGATACCAAAATCTGTCAGGGTTAGCGTAGAGTTTGAGTTGCCGTCAGCATAAACAGACACGTTGTCTGCATTGGAATCCATATGGACGATGCCACCGATGAAGAAATTCGTATCGGAACCTGTATCAAAGATCAGGTTCTGCGCTTCTTCTGCCGCCCCACCGTAAACAAACCTGAACCATATCCCCGCCGTAGGTGACGGAAGAGTGAGTGTCCGGTTTCCAGTGATTGCTGGAACAACATTGATCCTGCCACTATTAGCGGTGGCAGTCAGGGTGGTATCCGCATCGCTAAACGTAACGGGAGTAACCTGCAATCCCGATCCGTCTAGGCTGAATTCCGTTGTGAATGCGCCAGTTGTAGAACTTTTAGATACCACATCAAATCCATCTTCGGACCTGACTGGACCTGAAAAGGTTGTGTTAGCCATAACCGTACCTTCTTACGAAAGGTTTCGTCCTGAAGTCTTCGTAAACGTCTGCTGGGTCAGTCGTCAGGACTATCAATCCCAGTAACTCATAATTAAAGGACGGAAACGATCACCAGCCATACCATGTCTTCCCCAACGGTCATAATGACCGCCTCCGTCCTTCAACTATCTTACGCTCCCGGCGAACCCCAGATCCCTAGTGGGTCGGAGACACCGAAGCTGTACCGCTCGCGAGCCTTATAACGAACATTTCCGGTATCGAAATCACCGTCCATGCTTGTCTCAAGAGCAACACGATTGAAGTGCTTCATCCCATCTGGAACATCGGTCAGAAGGAACCATGCATCCGTATCCGTCAGGAAGTGGTTCACGACCGTACCACCGGGCACAACACCCATGCTTCTTACAGCATTGATGTCGTTGTCGGCGGTTGAAGGACGAAGTTCAGATTTCATCACCCGTGTCGCCACGAACTGCAAGTCGGGCGGGATGACAAGCGTCTGGGGGCGAGCAGCGATCAATAGACCACGCTCATCCGTCCATTTGCCAATCTGGATTACGGCAGCCTCAAGAGAAGTCTCGTTGAGGTCAACAGCAGTAGCTGGACGGTTCGAGTTCGTACCACCCGAAACGAGTGGGTGACCGTCTCCGCCAGTTACGCCATCACTTGATGCCGTAAAGAGATTTACACCGTCGCCGCTCTGAAAAGCGTTGGTGAACCCGTTATTAAGCGGGAATACTGCCTTCACCTGCTTGGTGTGGGCCATGGCGCGAGCCAAAGCCTTGGTGTAACGAGCCGACAGGGAATCGTAGAGATTGTCTTCCATGGCTTCTTCTGTGATAGCAAAGCCCATGGCGACTGTCTCATGATTGTAACGAGCCGTAAAGCTCTCCTGTGCAGCGTCATACGAAATTGCCGACCCTTCATCCTTAACCGGGGCAGCATCGAAGCCCGAAAGCTTCACTTCTTCCTCGAAAGATCTACTGGAACTTTCCGTCTCATAGATCTCGGAATGCTCGTCATCGTACCGTGCATACTCCAATCCAAAGAGTGCGTTAAGGCCCGGAAGTAGTTCCTTGAGAAGTTGTGCTCGTGAAATAGCCATTAGTCAGTCTCCTATACGCCAGTGGCGTTCAAGTAGGAATGATTAGAAGCTGACCCGCTAGAAGCGGCGTTAAACTTCACGATAACATCTGGATATGCATCACTGGCCGTTGTCCCCTTTGGGGGTAGGCTGCTAGGCCCTTCAACGAAATCAATGATACGAAGAGGCAACGTGTTCGTTGTAGCTGGCGTACTACCATCAAGCGCACTCTTGGAGTGGCCGAGAGTGCTACTACCTGCTGTAACGACTATGGATGCATTCAATCCGCGATCCGTAGTATTCATTGCCTCGTCAGCCTGCATTTGAAACACGACGAAAGGATCATCAAGCACATACGCCATCGCATCAGTTGCTGCATTAGATGCAGGCCAGAACTGCGAAAACGTCTTCTGATTTGTTGTTGGGTCTGTATAAGAACAGCCCATGAAGATCCCGACTGCAGTCGTCGCAGTAGTACCAGTATCCTTTGCAATGGTACCATCTGACGCGACCTTACAAAAATCACCGTAAGAAATCTGGGTGCCATACGTCGTAATGATCGGCAGATGTCTCACCTTTCCGGTATAAGACCCGGAACAACTGAGAGAGCCAATCGGTCTAGCCCCATACGGTGTTGCCGTTGTAGCCATAATTACCTCAAGAATAGGTCATGTGACTCTAGCCTCTACTACCTTTGCCAAAAGCCACGCGGGTTTTACGATCAGGCGCAAGAACCGGCATCCGAGGATCGTTCTCACGCATATAAGCATTATCGACGGCTTGCATCTGTGATCGAGCGTGCTGGGCATAATACTGCTGCCTAGCTTCCACTTCCTCTTGCGCTGCCTTACAGAGCAGCAAACCACCGACTTCAATTCCACCTTTCCTTGCCCAGTCCGAATCATGATCACTCATGATCTGCATTTCCGGGTGATCTTCGGCACGAACAGGTTCCCATCCTTCACGAAAACGCTTTGACACGTTCGTGTTGTCTGGATGGCCTACCATAGAAGTTCGTATCCACCGAAACACCCAACCATCTTGCGGCTCAGGGTCTGGAAGAATGGATGCGGGCTCCCACGACCTCTCACGACTCTCGTTTTCACGAGTGTCTAAAGATCTGGGCTCCCTTGGAGCGCGTTTCTCAGCCATTAGGACATCTCCTTAAGAAGCTGTTGTGCATATTGCTGAGGCGTCAGCCCCAAACGCTTTGCAAGCGACACTTGGGTCGAGGTTAACACAACTTTGCGAGGTACCGCGCCATTGTTTCTGGACGCTGGCGCAACCACGGGGCTCGCCTTGCGACGAGGTGCAGTCTCAACAATAACAGAATCTTGCGATGCCGATACGTTGCTACTGAAATGCGCTGGGAAAACTTCTTCCATGCGTTTGTTGATTAATTCATAATACTCTTCCGAAGTAGGGTCAACACCTTCATCGGCAACGAGCTTTTCATGCACACCATACGCAAAGCTCGTCATTTCCTTGTCATTGCCGAACCACGGGTTGGCTTCCTGCCATTCCACGGCCCTTGCATCGGGTTCAGGAACACGAAATTCTTCTTCAGGCTGCTCCCTATGAGCTTGACGCTGTTCAGCCATCACCTGACTTTTCCAGTTATCAATAACCTTCTGCGATACATCCGGCGCAGCCGCTTGAGCCAATTGTGCAGCAGTCAAGTTTTGTTGCGCCACCATAATCTGCTCGGAATCACCAGATTCGTGTGCCTTTTTGTAGTTTTCCTGTGCAACAGCAAGGGCAGCTTCCGCACCATACCGACTTCTTTCCGTCAGGGCCTTTTGTGAATCATGTACCAGTTTGAGCAGCCGCTGATTCTCCCCTTGCAGGTTTTGTGTGTAATTGACAGCCTCAGATGCAAGCCTATCGGACTTTTCCTTGGCTCTACGCTCCTCGTGATACTCCCATTTAAGCTTTTTAATACGTTTTTGGGCACGAGACCCTAGCTGAGACAGTTCATCGTCCGACAATTCCACATCATCGTCCACTTTTTTCGCTGCGGGGACTCTTTGGTCCTCGCTTGGGCGATCATCAACGACTTCAATGTCGATATCGTCGGTAACCGTCAGTTCCTCACCCTCTGAATTCGATTCAGTAGGCGTGATGGTCGTCCTTACGCCCAGAAATTTGTCTTCGCTGCTCATTCTTTCGTTTTCTTCGCTCATTTTAGGCCCTCTCTACGCCTCTGGGGTCTTGGACAACCGCTTCAACAGTGTCGTCGTTGATTAAACGGAATTCTTTGCCATGAATTTTGATTCTTGTGCCAGAAAAAGCACGGAATACCACCCAATCGCCCACTTTACAGTACGGTCCAGTAGGAAATCGAGAAAAATTGGCATAGGCATCGGCACCCATGCTTATCACCCAGCCCACCACGGTCGAAATTGACTCTTCATGCTGGGATTTAATGGACTTGATGATGCCACTTTCAGTAGTTTCGGCCACTTCGGGGAGTGCAATCAGCAATTTGTAGCCTTTTGGCTCCGGCAATTGCGTTGCAAGTTGAGGTGACGGCTCTTCTTCCGATCCTTCTTGGGATGGTACTGCTCCGTCATATTCATCTACTGTTTCTGGTGCGAGTCTAGCCATTGCAATCTCTCGTTTTTAAATGTGCGCTCTGGGACAGCGTTATCTTTTACTTACCCACCAACTAAAGTTCTCTAAGTCTCTCCTCAATATCTATGATTTCGCGCTCCGTCCATGCAAGACCCTCTATCATACCACATATCTTACGGTATTCCTCTATATTCTGAGCAGAACCTACCGCCAGATGGTCTGCCAACTCGTTCATTTCATCTCGAATCTTTTTTCTGAGTAACGACAGGACGTCTTCACTCACTCTTTTCTTCCTTTGCGACTTCTAGTCCGAATTTCATTGCTTCCAACTCCTGTGAATACTCGAATTTTTGTTGGTCCTGCTCGGCCTTTAGTCTTAATTCCTCTTCTTCCAGTGACAATTCGGCAACATCTATCTGCTGCTTGCTTGCAAGC